GCCCATAGGTGGGTCAGGGGCTCAAACGTGCCGCCCTCCACATAAAACACGTCCAGCGTCAGCCCCAGCCCTGGAAAACTCAGTGCCAGCCAGCCACTGCCGTCCTTTCCGGATTTCAGCATGGCAATAAAGGCTTTGTATTGGCTCAGCCAGGCCGACTGCGTCGAGGCATATTGCGCAAAGTGCAAGGTGATGTCGCGCTCCTGATTCGTCGTCTCCAGGGCCGAAGCATATTTCTTGCCGTTCACATCGCTCAAATCCACACCCGTGTGTTCTTTTATCGCACTGGGCTGCAGCAGGGCGGTCAGATTTTCCCGGCCGCCACGCTGTTTCTCGGTCAGAAACACACCATACGTCTCCCACACGTCCACGTCGTTAATCAGCAGCTGTCCCGATAAGATGTCGCTCATCTTGTGTCCCTCCTCTATTTCATTTTCACACCGTCACGTTTCATCGCCACAAGGTCTTCGGCGATCTCGTCCAGGCGTTTCAGATAATCGCTGTTGGCGGCTACACGTGCCAGATAGGATTCTGCCACGTTCATCTGGGTGGCCATGTCGGTCAGCTTGTTGTCTATGCTCGACAGATGCATAATGTCGCTCGTAAACATACCCTCCAACTTGGTGCCTTGGTCTTGGCTCAATGCCGTAAAACCGCCGCTCTTGCCCGTCTGGCTCGTGCCGCTGTCTTCGCCGGTATAGCCCGTGAACTGCGACACCTGGTCTCTTATCGCCAGTCCTTTCTCCGTCAGCGCGTCCCACATCCGTTTCAGCTCGTCTTCTTCGGCTTGGGTCATCGCATTGTCACTCTCGGCATATTCGGCCCACTTGTCATAGAATTCCTGCAACTCATTTCCAAGCAGGTCACTGATCTTGGCATTCAGAATGCTGCGCATCATATACTCTTGGAAATTGTCCGCAAAGTCCTGCGCGCTCTTGTCCATATCCATCAAGTCATCAATGAAGCTGCTGCGCATGCTGTCAAACGATGTTTGTGTCAAGGATTCTTTCAGACTTTCGGAGATCTCCTCCATCTTGCCTGCCAAATCAGCGTAGTTCTCCCAATATTCGCTCTTGTCATATTTGCCCTGGTCGAGCATCTTCTTCCACAAGTCCACATTGTAGGTCCGGATATAGTCCATCTCCTCCGGCGACAGGGTGTAGATGTCCACAAGGCTATTGGCGGTCTTTGCCTCCTTGCCATACTTGGCTGCATAGTTCGCCAGCGTCTGGTTCATGGCGGCATAGTCGCTTTCACTCAGATCCCAATAATAGGCATTGCTGTGATGGCTGCCGTGATACCCCATCTGCGTCTTCAGTATCTCCAGCGTCTGGGCGTTAATGGTCTGTTGATCTTCCTGGGCTTGCTTCGCCGTGTCTATGGCTTTCCAGCCGCTGGTGTTGCTCAACTCGTCTTTCAAGTTGTTCACACTATTGTTCAGCCGCTCATTGCTCGCCGTCAGCCTCTCGGTCGTCTCGGCCACTTCTTTGGCGTTGCTCGTGTCTATCCACGAGTTGAAACCGCCAAAGGTCACCGTGTTCAATATGCTGCCTATCAGGTCTTTCACACCCACCAATATGCTGCCTATCGCTTTCACCAGATTCTCCGGTATATGGAAGATGGTGTCGATGAGGTTGCCGATGGCTTCCAGTATGCTGTTCACCAAATCGTCCAGCCAACTAAACGACAACAGCTCCGACACACTGTTCAACACACCCGTCACAAAGTTCTTCACACCGTCCACCAGGCTTAATATCAGCTTCGGCACCTGGGCCACTATGCCAATGATGCTGCCCACACTCGACGATAAGAAGGAGGAGATCCCGCCGCCTATCGACGACAGCCCGCTGCCTATGGCCGACGACAGTCCGCCACCTATCGTCTTAGCCATGCCGTCGCCCATGCTCCCCAGGGCGGCGTCCAACGTTCCTTTCAGTTCGTCCACCTGCCCCACACTGTTCTGCAAGTCTGCAAAGCCGTCCACGCCCTTCCATGCACCGGCATTCTGCAAGGCGGTGGTCAGCGGCGACACATAGTTCTTCACCTTCTCCGACGTGGCATTCAGCGTCTCGCCAAGACGCTGCATCTCGTCTCGGGCAGACAGCGTTTCTGCGCTCAGTCCCTCAGCGACCGCCGCAATGGCGTCATAGTCTTCTTTCGTAATCTCGCCCTTGCCGAGTTTCGTCTTGGCGGTGTTCAGATTGACGTAGGCCTCCCGCTCTTTGGCCGCAAGGTCGTTATATGTAGCCACTGCTGAGGTGAAGTCCTGCGTGGCTGTTGCCAAGTCTTTCCATGTGGTGGCGTGGTCGCTCTGCACGTAGGTGCGCAGTTGGTTCAGCAGATCGGTGATCTTCTGCTGGTTCTCGGCGCCGGCATTCCTATATTCATCGCCCTTCACATAGGCTTCCAGTTGCTCCAGCATCGGCCCCAGCATCTCCTTGCTCAGCTGGTCTATGCCGCCATACAGCGCATTCCAGTCGATGTCCATCGTCATCCGTTGCTGCTCCACCTTCGACAGAGCGGCGTCGCGCTGCTTCGTCAGTCCCGGCACGCGCCAGCCCTCACCGGCCTGCTGCGCCTGGCGTATCTTCTCGGCGTATTCTTCGGTAATGGCCAAACGCTGCTGCTCATACGTCCCCCATTCTTTCAGATATTCGCGCTTCGCCTCGGCCTGTTCGCGCAACTCTTCGGCAAGGGCCTTCTGGCGCTTGCGCTCATTCAGGGCATGGGCTTCGTCGATGGCTTTTTGTTGCTCCGCCGTAAGACTGCCGTCCGTCGTGCCGGCCTTCTTGTTCTGATCGCTCAGCGCCGTGGCTTGTTTCACTATGGCTTCCTTGCGCTTCTCATATTCGTCTTCAATGAGCTTCAGCCGTTTCGCCGAGCCGTCCTCCATCAGGGCAGTTTGTTCTTCCTCATTGGCCCGCGTGATGTTGGCCAGCTGTTCGGCGGCCTGTTCGGCGGCTTGTTCGCGTTCCCTGCCTTCATTCCTGCCACCGCCGGTGGGCTTCTTGTCTTCTTTCTTATTGCCGCCACCGGTGGGCTTCTTCGGGCTTGTCAGTTCTTTAATACGGGCATCATTGGCCTTGATACGGCGTTTTATTTCATCAACAGGGGTTTCTACTCCTTCATATTTTATATACTTTTTGTTCTCACTGGCGAATTTCTCCAAAAAGGTTCTGTATTTCTTTTGCTGCGCCTCTATTTGCTCAACGTCCATTTTCAGAAGGGCATCATCATAGTTGGAGGCGTTCACATTGCGCTTCTCCTTTGCAAAAACGGTGTTCTGCGACTTGACGCTCTCGCGAATCATACTATCAAGAGCGCCAACGTTCGTACCCAAAGGCCCGCCAAAATCACGCATTTCTTTCTGATACTTTGCGTAGAGCTTCAGATCTTCTGTGCTCAAATTGGAGGGATTGGGAGATTTCTTGAAGGCGTCACGCAACTGCCGAAGCTCTTTAATGCGAAGGGCGTTATCATCATAATTCTTCACACCCAGCGCGGCATTCTTCTCGCGAATGGCGGCAGCGGCATCGCGCTCGGCGGCAGCAAGGTTCTCGGCCAGCTGGCGCCATGTGTCATATTTATCGAAAACTTCCGGAAGCTCGGCCTTCAAGGCCAATAGGGCATTATATTTATCCACATTGGCCGATGTCTCATCCCTTATCACGGCAAGGTTGTCACTGATGGCGTTTTTCGCGTTTTCGGTCGCTTCCTTCTGATCGTTGAGAAGTTTGTTCACGCGCTCGGCTTCCACATTCGCGGCTGCGGTCTTGACGGTATAGACCACGATGGCAGCCGTCAATCCCAGCAAGGCTGTGGTGGCCAGCACATAGGGGTTGGCCAGCATCGTCGCGTTGAGAAGGGCGGTCTTCTTCGTCAACACATCCGTAACAAGTCCAAGGGTCGTCGTGTGCTTGATACTGGCAAGACGTGCCACGGCCTGCAGCTTCTCGGCGGTGGTCACCAAAATCACGGCCGACTTGTAGCTGCCGTAAACCAAAATCAGACCGGCCATAACCTCACCCACCTTCTCGTAGTTCTTCACAAGGTCTGAAGCCACACCGATGGCTTCAGAGATTACACCCTCACTCCGCTCGCCAATGGCGTTCATCATGTCCTCCAAGGCTCCTTTCAGGTTGCTGATCTGTCCTTTCAGGGTCTTGGACTGGGCTTCCAGCATGCCGTTAAACTTGCCGCCGGCACTCGTCGCGTCAATAAAGGCTTGACGCACCATGTCGGCACTGATCGCACCGGCACTCATCTCGTCTTTCAGCACTGAGATGCTCTTGCCGGTCTTCTCGCTGATCTGTGCCAAGGGGTTAAAACCGGCATTGATCATCTGCAACAGGTCTTGACCCATCAGCTTCCCCGTGGCCGTCATCTGCGAAAACGCCAGCGTCAGTGAGTTGAAACGCTCGCGATCGCCCATCGAGATGTCACCGAGGGCTCGCAGGTTCTCCATCACCTGCTCCAAAGGGATATTAAACCCCAACATCGTCTGAGCACCATTGGCCAAATCGCCCATCATCATCGGGGTGCTCACGGCGAAATCTTTAATCTGGCCAAACAGCTCGTCTGCCTTCCCCGCATCCCCCACAAGGGTTCTGAACGAGGCCTGAAGGCTCTGAAACTCCGAACGCACCTTCACCACCTTACCGGCAAAGTCCTTCAGCTTATCCACGGTAAACAGGGTACCAAGAGAGATACCGAGCTTCTTCAACACGGCATTCAGTCGTTCTGCCTCCGAGGCAACCGACTGAAGGCCTTGCTTCGCATTGCCGCGCATCAATAGTTCTATCTCTACTGCTTTCATGGCGTTCTTCTCATTTCATCATACTTTGGAAAAATCCGAGTTGTCTGGCTTCGTCGTCTTCCGTTTTTATATCTTCTTTCTTCGTCTTTCGGTAATGAGGCGCGTCGGCAATCATCATCAGTAGCGACTGTGCCGGAACTTTCCATAGGATATAGTCCACGCTCCAGCCAGTCTCACTGGCAATCTGCCAAACAAACCCAAAGGGGCTATGTGAGCCTTCAAACTTTAACTCCCCTTCCTTCAGTGGCTCAGACGTGGCGTCATCGGATTCATCCGCTCCACCAGTCTGATAATATTCCCGAAAGCCGATAGGTCGCTCAGCAGAGCAAACTGCGTCACTGCGGCCAGCAGATAGCGCTCATCCACAAACCTACGGAGAAAACAGGCGGTAAGGCCACCAAACAGGGCGGAGCTGATCCTGCCACGCCACAATAGGTCGGCAACTAGGCGAGACAACGATTTGCCGTGAGCGGCAAGAAATTGCAACTCGCCGTCCTTGTCTAGCTTGCGCATCTCGTCATACTTCACGCCCATCTTCAAAAATCGACGAGCCATACGGATCTGAGTGCCCAGATAGGGACGACGCAGGGTGATGCGCAGCGTCAGGGGAGATTTGAGCCATGGCAACGAAATGGATTTGAGCGGCAGACTCACACCGGCATCAAGCAGCGCTTCGGCTGCCGCTCGTTCTAGTTTCGCATCCATCTGCATCAGTCGCCCGTGTTGGTTGCCGTGCTGTTTGAACTGCTCGTGCTGCCGGCCAAACCGTCAATGAGCAGAGGACTGCTGCCGTCCGTGGGCTGCATCACTTTCAGACTCACCTTGATCTTCGTCACTTCACTCAGGGCTAACTTGCCACTGAAACTGGAGGCCAACGTCACATTGGGCATCTCGATGGTGTGACCGCTCGCGGTGGTGATCTTGGCCGCACCACTCACTTGAACAAGGCCGGTGGGAGCACTCCACTTGCCGTCCGTCACACTGCCACCCATCACGGCTGCAATGTTCTCGGCATCCAGCTGGATAAGGTTAAACGTGGGCTCCACAGTGCCGTTCTTCTGTATCAACACCAATACGGGCTGACCAGGCACCTGCTCGGCTTCCACATCTACACTCTCGGCATCCTTGCCGCCCCAGTCAAAGCTGTCCTTCTCAATGTAACCGAGCGTCTGGCCGTCGAGCTCAAATTTCGACAGGCCATACAAAAATTTACTTTCTGCCATAATTCTTTTTGTTTTTATTGTTAGTTTTTTCTGATAAAGCGCAGGGCTATCCCACCCGTTGCAATGCCAATTAAAAATGATACTAATGCCGTTCTAATGTCATTAGGTGGTTCTCGTTCGGTAACTTCAGCATCGCGAATTTTGAGTCCACTGTCTGTGTTCTTCCGTTGCTCATCCAAGCGACTTCTTAGCTTACTGATTGTTCGCTCATACTCTTCGCATTGCAGTGCGAGACTATCGCAACTGGCATAAACGATGATTTGTTCCGGACTTTCAGATGTCGCCGCTTTTCTTCTAACGCTTACACTTGCTTGTCCACTCCGACTATGGTATTCAGCGCCGGAGGGTAAAACCACCAGACTGTCCGTCGGTATCGTCAGTGAGGTCTCCGACATCGGCACCTTCACCGCCGTCCGCTTCTTTTCCGTTACCACGCTTGCGCTGTCCATAGCGAAGAGGCGGACGCTGTCCGTGATGGCTGACTTCTGCTCCTGGCTTTCGGTCTGTGCTACCACGCTCTTTCGACTGGATGCGCATCCGGCGCAGCACAGGACAATCAGCACTATACTTACAACTGTTAGCGTCGTCGATAGCCTTGCGAAGCCTGGCCATCTCGCGCTTGGTCGAATTGAGGTCTCTACGAGTTTCATCTAAGTCTTGTTTCAGAGGATCTACAATGTTTTCCATCAGAATACGAGTGGCCTGCTCGGTGTTCGTCAGTTTCACCGTGTCGGCCTCGGCGTGAGCACGTTCGGCCTCGGCGTGGGCTTTCTTTAAGGTGGACTTCAAGGTCATGATACCAACAAGACTGGCCAACAAACCGCCACCAAGAGCCAGATTCAACAACTCACTCATTTCCATAGGGCTATTCTCCTTAACCGCAACTAACCGCACCAGCGGTTGGCTTCCCATTCACGGCGACGACGCAAACCGTCTTGCACCTTGCCGTCGGCATATATCCAACGACGAAACTGCTGACGTATGTCGGCCGACGAACGGCGCGCCTTGATATACTTATACAGCGTAGAGTGAGCAAAGGAACGGGCACCAAGGTTGAAACAAAAGTCCACCACAGCATCAAACTTGCCCTGGGTGTTCACCTCGGCAATGCCATTCACATAACTTTCCACCTCGCGCAAATCATCACGCAACAGACGGTCGGCTTCCACACGGCTGATACGCTGACCGCGACGCACGTCCTTCGTGTGACCATAACCTATGGTCCACACGCCGCCACTGCAACGATAAGCCGTCAGGCGCAAACCTTCAAACTCTTTTAGCTTTGATATCAATCGCGTACTCGATTCCATGTCAAACGTTCTATTCGTAAACAGGGACAGCCGCCACAACAGGGGCTGAGGCGGCTGCCTGCGGTTTCCTCTTAGGGTTTATGTGGAGACTCACGGAGCATCATCAACCTTCGCTATCACCCGAGGCCGACTCGTCCGATGAGCTACCACCACTTGTGGTTGCCTTGAAGGTGGCACTCTCGCGGCGGTCCAAAACGATGAACTCTTCGCCAAAGGCAATGTTCGTGTCGGCCTTCATCAACATCTTGAAGAAGTAGAGCTCGCTCATCGCGCTCACCTTGTCTATCTGAATCACATGCTCGTCGTCCTGAAGGTTCACAGCGGCAAACAGGTTGCTCGTCATGGCGTCAGGACTGCACAGCGTGGCTACAAGCACATCGTCCGGCCAAGCGGCCAACGTCTCAATCTTGATGTCCTTATACATCTTGATGTTGCGAGTGGTCTCGTCGCGATTCTTATACTCTCTGGCAGTCAACTCGTCATCATACTTGTTGAAGTCGGACGGAGACATCAGAATGCGCAGATTCGGGTTCTCCATGATGGCAACGGGAATCTTCTCGCGCAATGCCTTCAGACGGTCCACCATCGTGGTAGCGGTGGAACTTACAACAACCACGTCGCTGTCCTTCGCAGCCTGGGTCAGGATGCCGTTGAACAGCTGGCTGTCGCTGTCGCCGTACTCGCCGTTAATGTAGTAGTTGCCGAGCTCAAACTGTACCTGCTTCGACAAGGCATCAAGCAGCGCATTCTGTGCCGAAGGCGGAAGCTCGGCAAACACAAGGTCGCCCTTAGGTTGCCACGGGCGCCAGATCTGCTCAAACGTGCGCGGGTTGAATACGGTGAAAGCCATGAAGTCCTTAGGTTCAAGGCTCTGCTCGGAATAGTTGAAGTCACCCTTCGAATCGTCAACGGTCGGGTTCTCCTTGCGCTTCTGCAGCATCGTGCCTACACGCAAACGAGGAATGGATAGTTTCTTCGACACTCCTGGAATCACGTGGATCAATCCTTTCTCCACAATCTCATTGCTGGTCGTCGCTACGGTAAGGAGCCGCTCAAGCACCTCACCATTGTAATTGGTGTTCTGATTTTTCAGTGCCATAATGTTTTTTGATATTTGAATGAATAGTTTACAATTCAACGGGCTGCTCTGTCGTGTATCTCTTTCATGCGCTTAGCCCAATAACTCTCTTTCTCGCCACCGTCCTCAATGTCGTCAAGGGCACGCTTGCGTGGCTGCAACGAGGCCAACAGCTTCTTCCCGTCTTCGGGATGCTCTTTCAGCATGTTCTCATAAATACCACGCATCGTGGCGTCAATACGGCCGTCTTGCTCGGCGGCATCAAGCAGCGAGGAACGCTCCGCAGAGGCTTGAGCTTCCGCAGAGGCTTCAAAAGCACTCACGCGAGCACGCAACTGGGCATTCTCTTGCTCCAGACGGTCGGCATCGGTGGCGCGATTCTCAAGATGGGCAATGCGCTGAAGCACATCGGCCTCCGTCGCACAGTCGCTAAACTGAGGACGCTGTTTCAATTCTTCTAATTTCATGTCTTCTGGGTTTTGTGGCTTCTTGAGCCGGTTATTAAATATTTGATATATCTGTTCAGAGGTACTGCCCGCAGGAACGGACTCCACATCATAGATGCCGTCGATAAAGCCCAACGCTAAGGCTTCATCGGCCGTCAACCAGTGATCCTTGCCGTCAAAATACTGAGCACGAAAGGTCGAGGCATCGGTGCCTAAACGGGCGGCATAGATATCGCACAAGGTGGCCTCTAAACTTTCTATCTCGGAGGCACATTGCAACAGGTCTTCTTTGCTNCCCCAACATCCGCCGCTCACGCTGTGTATCATCAGACGAGCGTACTTACTCATCTCGACAGGCTTGCCACACAAAGCGATGGCACTGGCCATGCTTGCGGCAATACCATCTATATAAATATGGATGTCAGCCTTACTGTTGCGCAGGGCATTGAAAATGGCAATGCCCGTATATACTTCTCCGCCATTACTGTTGATACGCACGTCTATATGTTCATAGGCTGCCTCGGCTGCCATTAACTCTCTGGCAATGTCGCCGCTGCTCACCGTTCCCCAGTTGTCTCCAATGTCACCATATAAGAGGATGCAACATGTGTCCTCGCCTGGTATCAAGTTGAAAAATTGCTTCATATAATCTTCTCGTTTTATGCTCTCGCGGTTATTTTTTGATGCAAAAATGGGAGTATTTTTTGACCGCTGCAAATCGTGAATTTATGACAGTAACTTTATAATGCTATGATGACGTTATAAAGTTTTATGATAAAATCCGCTTTTGTTCCCACGCGAAAAAACCACCATCTTTGCATCATAAAATCAGGCGCTATGGCTAATTTGACAAATACACAAAAGAAGGAATGGGCGAAAACGCTCTACCTCAAAGAGAACCTCACACAACAGGAGATTGCTGACCGTGTGGGGGTGTCGCGCGTCAGCATTTCCAACTGGATGCGTGCAGGCAAATGGGAAGAACAAAAGGTGGGCATCACGCTCACTCGTGAGGAACAAATCGCTAATCTGTACAGACAGGTAGCGGAGATAAACAAAGCAATTCTCGAGAAGCCGGAAGGCGAACGGTTTGCGAACAGTACCGAGGCGGACATTCTTGGAAAGCTGTCGGCAGCCATCCGCAAGATGGAGACTGATGTAGGTATCGCTGACATCATCAGCGTTATCACGCAGTTTATCGAGTTCCTCCGTCCACTCGACCTTGAGAAGGCAAAGGAGGTAACGCGTCTGGCGGACGCATTCATCAAATCAAAACTCTGATTGTATGAAACTGATTGATAAAAATGCGGTTCTCAACTGGGACCGGTACAAGGAGAATATCTACCGAGAGACACCGGTGGATTCCTCGATGACGCTGGCCGACATCGAGAAGCACCGCATTTATCTTGAGGCGCATCCCATCGAGTGGATTAAATACTTTTTCCCTGGCTATGCTAAATATGAATTTGCCGAGTTCCAGAAGAAGGCCATCAAGCGCATCATCTCACACGACGAGTGGTATGAAGTGCTGTCGTGGTCGCGCGAGTTGGCGAAATCCACCATCACGATGTTCGTGGTTTCCTATCTCACACTTACCAGACGAAAGAAGAACGTTATTCTCACATCCAACAGCAAAGATAACGCAGTCCGGTTGCTTGCCCCTTATCGTGCCAACTTTGAGAGCAACCGCCGCATTGAGGCGTATTATGGCAAGCAGCAGACACTGGGCGCGTGGACGGAGGATGAGTTCATTACCAAAATAGGGGCTTCCTTCCGTGCCATCGGCGCTGGGCAGTCGCCTCGTGGNTCGCGCAACGAAGCCATNCGNCCGGATGTGCTGCTTGTGGATGACTTCGATACCGACGACGACACAAAGAACCCTGACATCATACAGAANNGATGGGAATGGTGGGAGCAGGCGCTTTATCCGACGCGCTCTGTCAGTGAGCCTACGCTGGTTGTTTTCTGCGGCAACCTTATCGCAAAGGATTGTTGCGTGGCACGTGCAGGTGCTATCGCCGACTCGTGGGACATCGTGAACATACGGGATAAGCAAGGACACTCCACATGGCCGGAGAAAAACACCGAGGAACATATTGATCGCACGCTGTCGAAGATTTCCACACTATCGCAGCAACATGAGTATTTCAAC